TTGGTCGCAACAAGATTCAACAAGATTATACGGTTCGGTTTCGTGACGACACGGTTCTGATGAAGCTGTTCTTGCCTGCTGAAACGAATTTGGAAGCTGAAAACATGTCGAGACTGTTTTGTAGCGATGCCTAACCTCTATCAATGTTTTGATTTTGTCTTATGTGATGAATGTTTCGCCGTTTTTTTATGCGCAGACACCTGTTTGGATTTCTTGGTACGATTCATATATTCGGCGGATCTTCGGGATTTTTTGACAGACTCTAGAATCCTCTTGTATACCTGTTCTTTGGTAAGTTCTTTGGCCTTATCTTCGGGGTCTGGAGTGTACTGTTCGTCCAACTTCTTTTCGTTCGGATTGGTCTTTACCTTCACTATCGTATGCGGTTTGTAATTTAAAAACCATTCTTGAAATTCGCGGCTGTCGCGATCATCCTTGAGTTCGCGATATTTTTCCGCTTTTTTTGCACGAATCGCTTCAAGAGTCGGTTGTTCTCCGTAACAGTTGATACTAAAGCGCTTCAAAAGCCCCTTTTGCTCCAAACGATTTTTTTGTTCCAAATCAAAGAGAAATTTCGCCATACACAAAATGCGATCGCGGTAATAATAGGGTTTGTTGGAATAATAAAAGGCCAAATAGAAACTGAGAATCGTGTCGATGGTCGCCACCTTGATCTCGCGGTTTTTCATGTATATCTTGTTGTAATTGTGACAGGCGACAGGATAATAAATAAAAGCCAAGGTTTCTTTTCCTACACGAATCTCGATATGTTTGGGAATGATCTCCCCGACCTCTTCGTGAACAATATGTCTCACCTTTTTGTAGCCGTTTTTCAATAATTTCTCCATAACTAAAATTGCACATCGGTCGGGTTCTTCAGAAATGACATCGAAATCTGGAATACTGCGTGCTTTGTATCTTTCGTCACTTGTCATGTATTTTGAATATAAACTGGAGGCGTATCCGCCGAAAAAAACCACACCTTCGTCGACGAGGGTGTCGCGAATTACATAGTAAATTTTTTCGGATGTGTCGATTTCGGGCGGAACTTCTCCTTCAAAATCGATTTTGTCACAAGGAATCGCGGGTTCAAACGGATAATATTTGTTGAGTAAGGTCATGCGTTTGAGAACCTTTTCCCAGCGCGAAACATCCCCGGCAGGACGAGACAATTCCAAGAACATATTCATACGCAAAAAATTGGGCGGGCAATACAGGATACCGTTCACACGAATCGCCTCTTTGTGGATGGATTCGAAAATCTCTTCCGCCAAAAGCGTAATATCCGCAATAGGTATGAAATTGACAAAAACCTTGTAGGTTCCGTAGTGTACCCCCGCTTTGGCTTCGACCTCGGTATAACCCTCATTGTAATATATATCCGCTAATTCTTTGGCATCATCCATAGGAGTCGCCGAATAAAAATCGTAATCGGGTATTTCGATATCGCGATCATAAAATTGTGCGAATTTGGGCAAAATATTGTTAATGGCCGTGCCTCCGTAACAAATGCATTTTTTCTTTACAAGGAAATCTTCCAAAATACCGACAATGTGTCGAATCTCGTCGGAATTGGCTAATTTTTCTCCTTTTATTTTTTCGCTTTCGTCTACCGCATGTCGCAAAATGGCCAATTCGCATTCTTGAAAATTCATTTCGGGAGTGCAAACATTATTAATGGTTTTATTTTTTCTAAAATTTTTATGAGGCATAATATGTAGAAACGACTATATATTATGAGAACATTTTTATTCAACAATAAAGAATACATATGTACTATGCCTGTAAAGAACTGGTTATTTTATTCAAATATCCCAACATGACGGAAAGCGGGACGAAGGCGCTCTTCGCGTCAGCAAAGGCCTGCTCGTATTGGTTCAAATATACATCGTTTTGATAAAACGGATAGGCGACAATTTGCGCACCGTAATTCATAGGCAAATAATAATAGGTTGGATTTTGGAGAACCCCCACAAAATTGGCACCTACATCGGGTACCACGATTTTCATCGAGGTCACATCGGTATTGACGCCATCATCGGTAATTTCTGGACTGGTAAATGCCTGTTCAGTAATATAAGAATAATTGTAAATACGCATGAAAGTCGTGCCGCTCTCCACATTGACATAATTTTTCAAATTAAAGCAGGTTGGGCATCCCGTATTCATGGTTAACTTATTTTTTGAAGCAGTACATGACGCACTGCAAGGGGCGGTGTTCTGATATGAAGAAGAAATCTTTTTGTCCACAATGAGAACAATTGACCCCATGATGTCTGATAAGCGAGTGTTGGGACCGACCAACCCCTGGTACAGTTTGGATTTGAGGGTGGAATCCACAATTGTCGCAATCTTCGAATACAAATCGTTGTTGTTGGTCTTGACACGCAAATGCACAAAGAGCGGATCGCTCGGATTCGGTGACGGAGCAATGAACCCGTATATGACAACTGTATTAAATACATCTACCAGGGGAATTTTGTTCAAAGTTTTGATACTTGAAAAGGTATTGTCGACGGAATAAGCCACATAGGGTACCCCATCAAATGAATACACTTCAAAATCCAAAAATCGACAACCACGCGATAATACATATTTAATCATGTCCAAATTAACATAGGTACCCGTCAAAGCAGAATTATACGACGCTTTGATACAGTATTGTTTTAATAAGAGCTCGGTATTGGCAGTATTCGAAATATTAGGTATCACCGTCGATTTGGCTGTATTTGCGTATTCTGAGGCCATGGAAGGAGAACCAAATATATTCAACATACCTTCGCGCACACTTTCGATCTGAGGTTTCGCTTGAACCATATCTAGTGGAGCAATGCTACCTTCAAATTTAGCATCTGTAAAGACCATTCGATTTTCTTTCATTTGTCGCAACAGTAGAATTTTATGGATGAGATATATAAAAAAAAGGATTAATACACCTATAAATATTATTTTAATAAGTGTCATATATTTCGATGTAAACTAATATAAAATACTATTATATAATATTATAATTATTTAATGCCAGGAGGATTACTAAATATTGTTTCGGAAGGAAACAACAATGTAATATTAAACGGAAATCCTACCAAGACTTTTTTCAATGTGACCTATTCTAAATATACAAACTTTGGTTTACAAAAATTTCGACTGGATTATGAAGGTACACGCGATCTGAGAACGAGTACGCCATCACAGTTCAAATTCAAGGTAAAGCGATATGCCGAATTATTAATGGATACATATCTTGTTGTAAATTTACCGGACATTTGGAGTCCATTCCACGAACCCACCTCGAACACCGGTAATGTGTGGGCACCTTACGATTTCAAATGGATCAAAAATTTAGGTACACAGATAATAAAGGAAGTGTTGATCACCTGCGGTTCAGTAACAATACAAAAATACACTGGGGATTATTTGCAGGCAATGGTCGACCGCGATTTCTCCGGCACCAAAAAGGATCTGTTTAATAAGATGAGCGGAAATGTTCCCGAATTAAATGACCCGGCAAATGCTTACGGCCGATCAAACATTTATCCGTCTACTTTTTACACTACGAATTCCGCCGGTTCCGAGCCATCTATACGCGCTCGACAGCTATTGATTCCCATTAATGCGTGGTTTACATTGGACAATCGTTGTGCATTTCCCCTAATTAGTTTACAGTACAACGAATTGGAAATTACGATTACATTGCGCCCCATACAGGAGTTGTTTCAAATTCGTGATGTGTATGATCCTGCCAATGATTTTCCCTATGTGCAACCGGATTTTAATCGCCAAGAAATGCAGATGTATCACTTTTTGCAGTCACCACCCACCGTTTTTGTCGACGACAGTACGGCATATACTAACACCTCCAATATTTGGAACGCGGACATACATTTATTGTGTACATACTGTTTTCTTTCCAAAGCAGAAACCGAATTATTTGCAGCAAAGGATCAGGTATATTTAGTAAAAGATGTTTTCAATTATAATTTCGAAAATGTGACCGGTTCGAGCCGTGTGAAATTGACATCCAACGGAATGGTATCTAGTTGGATGTGGTACTTACAAAGAAACGATGTCAATACCCGCAACGAATGGAGCAATTATAGCAATTGGCCCTATGAAAATATTCCGCAGAATGTTTCTGCGGCACCTACTGATCTTCCCGCTGCATTCAAATCAAAGGCGGCGACAAACGGTATTTATACCGGGCCCGGTTTGAACAATTCCATCAATAATACGACGGGTTATTTTTATACGGGCGATTTCAGCGTAGCAAACCAAAAAGAAATTTTACAGACATTTGGCATCTTATTAAACGGCGAATACAGAGAAAATACTTTGCCAAGTGGTATATTCAATTATGTAGAAAAATACACGAGAACCCAGGGTTCTGCCAAGGAGGGGTTGTACTGTTATAATTTTTGTTTGAACACGGACCCGTTTGAATATCAGCCTTCAGGTGCGCTCAACATGAGCAAATTTAAAACGGTTGAATTGGAGGTAACTACTTATTCGCCACCTATAGACCCGGTTAATTCGAATTATCAAATCATCTGTGATACGGACGGAAATCCCATTAATACAAATAAACAGGCTTGGCAATTGTACCAATACAATTATAATATGGTTGTATTTGAAGAAAGATACAATGTGTTAACATTTATGGGTGGCAATTGCGGCATGTTGTATTCTAGATAGATAATGAAGGATGATTTAGAAATAGGATGTCGGAATAAAATTATATTATATATATAATCATATAATATAGTATGGATTCTGAATCAATATGGAAAAAAAATATTTTATTTAATAATGGCACGGTTGATGTTTCCAAAAACAAAAGAATGAAATCCAAAATATATCAAAAAGACATTCGTGGTGTGGATGATTTGGCAGTTCTCGAAATCCAACAGAGAATTGAAAATATCCACTCCAAAAAAAGGAAATATTCCAAATCGCCGATTTTCTATAATCCGTTTGAAAGCGTGGTTGAAGGATTTGATCTGGTCATGGACAATTCCGGTAATTTTCAAAAGGTGGAAAACGAAATAAGCAGTGGAGTCCAAACATTGAGCAATGATTACAGTGCGGCAATGAATATTGTTGCCCAAAATGCCTCAGCCGCAGCGCAGGCAGCGACACTGAAAGGGGCGGGTTCATATGCTGCATCCATCGCGGGCAATACTATTAGTGGTGCCACTTCGTCCATTGGAAATACGGTTTCTTCGGGTATGAATTATGCGGAAAATTCGGTGGCAAACTTCAATATTCATACAGACCTGAGTGTTGTAAACATGATTAGTAATTTGATTGAACCCCAGGATTTTGCGGACAGAGAACTTCAGGCGGATTTAAGTAACAACAGTATTTTAGTGGCACAATCTTACCGCGGTTCGGGTGGGTGTAAATCAACATCGCAACCCTATGTCGCCCCCGCCGGTCCAGATTATAATGCCATTTTGAATAAAAATTATGCCGACAGTGTCTTGGGTTCTCAAACTGTTGCAAATATTCCTCCAGATTCTGTGCCTGTCAGTAGTATTGAAACAAATCAACCCACGGATTATTCGTCGGTTGCCGCTCTGGAGGCTCAACAGATTGAATCAACTGCGAATTACACCTTCAATGCGATTTATGAAAATCCGTTTGTTCAATTTATCATTCAAAATTTGCGTGTTGTTGAATATCCCTTCATTTACTGGCGTTGGTTTATTAAAAAAATCGGGATCCTGTGGTGTGATTTGGTTTATACCGTGACAAGTTCGTTTTACAAAGAGAAGTATAGTCCACCCACGGACGACGAGAAACGATTGGTCATTGCAAATATGAACTCGTTGTTATCTTTCTTGTTCAGTGTCTTGATTACATACAACTGGTTCTTTTTGATGTATTACGATTTCAATGGAGAGAAAATCAATACTTATACCTTTTCGGCGGAAAGTTTGAAAAATTTCAGCGGTTTTCTCAATTTTATTTTCCAATATGTTGCGTATCCACTCGAATGTATGGACTGGTTGATGTTGAAATTTTTACCTAAATGGACGCTGCGTCTTTTTAGAACCAACATGAATTTTGTGTTTATTATAACCTATGTATTTTTCAGCTTTGTGACACTTTCGTCGGTGGGACCAGCGACCGTGGACCTGTTTTACGATTCATTGAAACTGTTTTTCAATGGCACTTTGAAACCGTGGCAACCTGCGATGATGCATACATACACCAGCTTTTGGAGATCATTTTTTAGTTTCGGCAAAACGGCGAGTCATGCAACCGTGCGATATTCTGTCACCCTATCGACCTATGTGTTTTTACACATTATGATCTTTTATGCGCAGTTGCCGGATTTAATCCCAAGTTATTTCAAAAAATCAGGAGGAGGGTCCAGTCTTGTAAGTGACATTGGCAGCGGATTGTCAACAATTGGTTCTTTTGCCAAATCGGCGGAAAACACAGCCTCCAATGCTGCGCAAGGTGCACAGAGCGTTATAGGGAGTGCTGCATCGACCCTTCTTGGAAGTGGCGCCGCCGCCGCAGCATCGGGCATTGGTAATGCCGCTGCATCAGGTATTGGCGAAGCCGCTGCATCAAAAATAGGTGACTTGAGTAGTAGACTAAATACTCCAAAAACAGATTCACCTCATCATCATGCACCACATCCTGCACCGCATCCTGTACCACATCGCAAGGGTGGCGCTTCTATGGGCGCTATCGGTACAGGATTGGGTGCAGCAGCAAGTGGAGCAAGTGGTGCAATCGGCTCTCTACAAAACAGTATGAATCCTCTGGCAAATCTTTCAAAATATTTACCCAGATTACCTGGTCTTGGATCATTGTCGGCAGTTGGTGATGCGCTGAGTAGCCCATTTGCCGGGACCGTTTTTGGTGCTATAGGAAATATTATTGTGGCTATCATTCGTTTTTGCTTGTCTCAATATTTAGTAAATATCGCGGCATTTTTGATCGCATTTTATTTGTTGTGGTATTCCTTCTTTGGTATTTTCTGGTTCTCCAAATTGGGTTTGTTCAGTACGATGAAAGAAATCGACACCTTTATTTTGAAACACAGTATGGATTATGTTTACGAGACTTGCGTCAGCACCGAATGTAAAAACAGGACCATTTGGGAAAGAATCAAAGAGTTTTTTACCAATATTACTCGATTCAGCTTCCCCTTGATATTTTATATAACCATCTTTTTCATTTTGATCAATTCCTGTTTTGAATATACAAATGCGACTACAGGCATGCATAGTTCTCCTTACATAAAATACGGAATGTTGACGAGTAGTATTATAGCGATTGTATTGGTTGCCGTCAAAGGTTATATTTCCTTTATTCATAAAAAAATCTAATAAAATTAGACATAGAAACATGTCATATTAATATCAATATCAATATGAGTAAAAAGGCTACTAATTACCCATTTGTTTCGGTATGCACGCCGACCTTCAATCGTCGACCGTTCATACCAATAATGTTTGAATGTTTTAAAAATCAAACCTATCCCAAAAGCCGGATCGAATGGATAATTGTAGACGACGGAACCGATAAAATAAACGATTTGATTGACGCAGAAAATATACCTCAGATAAAATATTTCAGTATACCGCAAAAAATGAGTCTGGGTGCTAAGCGGAATTTCTGTCATTCAAAATGTAAAGGTTCTATTATCGTTTATATGGACGACGACGATTACTATCCTCCTGAACGCATTTCACATGCGGTTGAAATGCTTTCTGCAAACAAAAATGCGATGGTTGCCGGATCGAGCGAGATATATGTTTATTTCAAAGACATTAAAAAAATGTATCAGTTTGGACCGTACAATCCAACTCACGCAACTGCTGGAACATTTGCATTCCGCCGAGAACTGTTAAATACTACGCGTTACGAAGAGCACGCGGCATTGGCCGAGGAAAGACATTTCTTGAAAAATTGGACGGTTCCTATGGTGCAACTCGATCCTCTGAAAACTATTCTCGTTTTCTCTCATAAACACAACACTTTTGATAAACGCGCCCTTTTGGAAAATGCCAATCCAGCTGTTACCAAAGTATCCAACAAAACGGTCAAAATGTTTATTCGGACTCCCGCTGAAGAAAATATTAAACAGTTTTTTATGAACGACATCGATCATCTGCTCAAGAATTACAAGCCGGGAGAACCAAAGATGAAACCCGATGTGTTACAACAAATCAAAGAGATTGACGAGCAAAGAAAAAAAGAACAACAGCAACAACAGCCTCAAACTATCATGTTACAAGAACCCGGAAAAGAACCAGTGGCAATTGGACTGGCAGAAGCAGTAAACATTGTAAATCAACAAAACGAACAAATCCGGAAACTTATTGCGCATTCTCAAGAGTTGGAACGCATGAATCAACAACTACAAAATAAAATCGTATCGTTGGAACAAGCTAAACTGCACGAAACTTCGACCAAAGCAGTGTCGTTCTCGGAACCACTTGAAAAACCGTCGGTCACTGTCCAAGAACTGTTGAAACAAAAGGACCAAAAAATTGCCGAGTTAGAATCCGAATTACAATCACTTAAAAATACCCCCCCACCATGCACGCTCACGCCTCCACCTGTGGAGGCGGCCGAGCCTGTCGAAATCAGCATAGTGAAGATTCAGGAGGAACCGACTGTTAAATCGCCCTCGCCTGCGATTGTTCCTATCAAAGAAAGATCCAAACTCGAGCCAGAATTTATGATCAAAATATAATGTATATACCTACGAAATATATACACTATTCGTCCACAATCTCGTCCAGCATCTCCTCCTTTTTCACATTTTTGTCCAAGTAGCGATACATGCGTTTAATATCTAATTTGCTGATGTTATAATTTTCAAACAGTTGGTTCAATATTTCCATGTTGAGGTGGGAGAACTTTCCAACATGTTCATTGGTTTCGCTATTTTTCAATTTATCCAATTGTTCCAATTGATTGTAGAAATTCTTACCGTAATAAAGCCGCGTTTCTTGAAAAAAGGCAATCAAATCTTTTTTATCCATATCCAGTTCTTGGCTCATATTAAAGATAAACAATTGGTTGTTGTATTCTGTCGAATATTTGGTAAGCACTTTGGTAAATCGCACTTCTTCGGGATGGTATTTGTTCTCATATTCGGGGAAATTTTCGTGATAAATTTTATTATTGTAGAAGGTTTTGATCATGGAGCTCATCTCATTGAACTGCCAAATTTGGTTTTGAAAAGTGATTCGGTCAATATAATCCGAAAAACACATGTTATTCAAAATTTTGATATAAAAAGGGAACGATTTTTTGTGTTTTACGGCCTGTATCGCATCTACAATGTTCTCGTGCCATAAAAGTGCAACAATGGTCCTTTCCGACTCGTTCATAAACTCGTTGTGTTTGTCGATAGCAATTGGTTGATTAATCAACATCTGGGTGATTTGCTTGGCATCCTCATTGTAGGATTTTGCGTGAAGAATCTTGTCAAAGATATTTTCATTTAACAGTTCGGGATTTTTATGGTACAATTTTTGAATGAACTGTAATTTTCTCAAGTCACCCTGTATATATTTCAATACATCACTCCAATATTTTGCGTTCTGTTCGCACATTGGTAAGGTTTTATTCAATAGGATTTCGATTTGTTCGGTGGTCGGCGTTTTAAGTTCAAAGGTGTTACAAACCTTCATAAGCTCGCGCATTTTTTTGTCAGTAAAATAATTACCAATGCAAATAATCGGGTTCAAGGTAACATCCTCGAACTTTTGTTTTTTGGTTTTCTTTTGTCGGATGAGTTTGATCAAGGAAGTAATACCGCCCTTGTCTCCGTTATTCATACCGTCAATCTCGTCCATTACAATAGCAATTTTGTTTTTTCGCCCTTTCATCATATCCAGGACATTTTGATTGGACACATTGTTGCTGGTAATCGTATCAATGAGCGATTTGTTACGAACATCACCTGCATCATATTTTATAATATCGAAATTCAATTCTTTTAAAAGGTTCATGACAAATTGGGTTTTTCCGCATCCAGTTGCGCCATAAATATAAATACCTTTTTTGAAGTTGACATTTTTACAGTTTTCGTCGAATTTTTTTAGTATAGTTTTAATTTGTTCAGAGATATGTTCTCTGTTTAAAATTTGATTGATGGTTTCCATTTATTTTGCTTCTATTATTCATTCATTTATTTTTATATGAAAATAAACGAATCTATTTATTTGCCGAATCGACTGAAATCAGTTAACACGGGTATAAAATTGGAAGAAGGTTTTTCTGTCAATGCGCCATTGTAGGTTAATGGATTCATTGGATTAGTAATTCCTGCAGGTACGGTAGACTTATTCATCATTTTTTGATTTTGCATAGAAGTGGTTGACATGCTTCCGGTAGTGTTCAATGACAACAGATTACCCGTCCCTACACCGACATCGGTCATTAAATTGCCAGTACCGGCGCCCACATCGGTCAACAGGTTACCGGTACCCGCGCCCACACCCGTCAACAGATTGCCGGTACCCGCCCCCACATCGGTCAACAGATTGCCGGTACCCGCACCCACACCCGTCAACAAATTGTTAGCACCCACACCTACCCCCGTCAACAGATTACCAGTACCCGCACCGGTGCCAGTGAGTAAATTGCCAGTACCTACACCCACACCCGTCAACAGGTTGCCGGTACCAGCTCCGGTATCGGTGAGTAAATTACCAGTACCCGCGCCCACACCCGTCAACAAATTAGCGGTACCAACACCGGTTCCAGTCAACAAATTATTGGTTCCTGCTCCAGTATTACTCAATATCGACGCAATGCCAGATCCTGCCGTGACATTTGTGGGTACAACCACAGACGGAGGAGAGATATTGGTCGCATTATTCATACCATTCATATTTGCACTATTCAAAAAATCGGTGTAGGCTAAACTGGCATCGTTAATCAAATTTACATCTCCACCTCCGTACTGATTATTTCCACACCCTGTATCGCAGCCAGAACTACCACATTGCGTGGCGACGCAGCTATTTGAGGAGTTATTATTAAATTTATTCATGGTGTTCTGCATATTTTGTTGCAATGAATTGAGGCCATTGAATAAGGTGTTGTAATCATCAATCGATTTGTTTAATCCATCTACGACCGATTGTGCATTACATGATGGACTCGAAATAACAGATGGAGCAGGAGACACGACATTTCTGGTTGGTGAATTAGAAGGAGTGGTAGGTGATGCTACAGGAGCAATCGTTGAACTCGAAGAAGCGGGTAATGTACCAGAAGGTCCCTTAGATGAACTAGCTGGAACCACCGGCGCGGCCGCGGCCGGAGCAGGCGGAACAGGAACAACAGGTGACCCAGAAGGAGCCGTATTTGTACTGCAACTGTAGGTTATTTTTCCTAAATCCGCCGCGTCGGGATTCGGTAAAATGGTGGATTGATTCAATTGTACCCCACCATTCGCCAAGAATCGTTTTACATCAATTAAATTATAGGTAACATTGTCAGTGTTCTTCTGTAAAACACTAATCATAGTCGTTTTATTGGGTAAGTTAACATAAATGATAATGTTACTACCAATGATATCTTCCACAATCCACATTTTGTTTGTTACCGATAAATTCGAATTTGTAAAGCAGGAAATCTGATTACCATTTTTATCGTAAGAAATATATTTATCGGTGATTTGCTGAGCAGTATTGATAGAATATCCTAAATAATTGCCAAGAATTAAATCACCATTATTTTGGTTGTAATATACCGTACTACATAACTGATACAAATGATAATTGTTGTTCAATCGCGTATCTTGTACAAAAGCATTGTTATTCGAATTGACATCTTTGTAGGTAGGCATTGGTGTGTTAATTGTTTTAGAATAATTGGTCATGGAAAAAGAGCTGGTGTTATTTGCAGCACTGTTTTCGGCAAATATGTATCCCATTGCATGTGAATTATTTGACATGTCAATAACATGCAAATAAGTATAAGTGTCCCAAGCAACATAAAAAAGCTGATTACTGGTAACTGCCGTGTATTTGGGATTAGTAGTATAAGTATTCCAGCTATTGTAAGATGGTGCCACAATATTTTGGTATACAGGTACTGACTGAGTATGTGCAAATTGATTTACAATATTATTGCGGTCCAATAAATCAATGTAATCAATGCTACTACCAGTGACATCAGGAGTACCCGCGTTTGTGTATTGCGAACCGTATATTCTCAACACATTACCGTTTTTTGGGTCGAAATAATCGTTATCAAACAATTTCACAACAACATTCGTATAATTCGGAAGTTGTACAACTAATCCCGGATCAGTTTTGGCATGATAATTGATCAACCCTTCGGCGGATTTCTTTTTAAAAAATAGTATAGAAATAATTAATATGGCTAATAATATTAAAAATAACCAAAGAGGTGTCAATTTTATAGTGGACATATTATACTTTATATGTCGAAAATATATGGGTTAAATTCGTAATATTTGATCTAAGTAATAAAAACTAAATAAAGATTATAATATGCTAAAATCATGTTGAAACCATGTTTTGATGTAAAACACCGATACGAGGTTGGCGTGGACGAATGTGCGAGGGGTCCTATGTTCGGTAGATTATATACCGCAGCCGTTGTATTACCTAACGAATACTCCGGCGACAATTTTCCTAAATTTGAACACTCCAAAATGAAAGACAGTAAAAAAATACATTCGGTCAAAAAAATGCGCGAAATATCTGACTACATTAAAACAGATGCACTGGCTTGGCATATTGGATTTGTAGAACCACATGTTATTGATGAGATCAATATACGCCAAGCCGTGTTGTCTTCTATGCGGGATTCTATTCACCAAGTATTATCTAAAATAGAAGATGTCACTTCAGATAATACCTTTTTGTTGATTGATGGTAACGATTTCTCTAAATACACCTACTCCCTTGAAGAAGAAACTCTAGAAATACCCCATTTAACGGTGGAAAAGGGCGACAATACTTACGCGGTCATTGCCGCGGCCTCCATTTTGGCCAAAAACGCCCATGACGAATATATTTTTGAACTGTGTGAACAATATCCCGAGCTGAAAACCAGGTACGATTTACATAATAATGTGGGGTATGGAACCAAAAAACACATGGAAGGGATAAGAGAACATGGTATCAGTCAATGGCACCGTAAATCGTTTGGACTATGTAAAACTGCGTTCGTTAACGAAATTTCATAAAAATAATCCCGTCATCTTCTCTTTGGATATCAAAATAAATTTGGTCGACTGGTCCATCGTGGAATACCCAATGGTAAACATTTCTTTGCGTTTATCGTAGACAAATCCCAATGTGTATTCCACTTTTTCTTTTTCGAAAGTAAATAGGCGACTGTAGCGGAGAACTTTGAAAGTGGCCCTATCAATCGCTACCAACATGTGGTAATAAAAACGCCGTTCTTCGTAAGAAACCATGTGCGTCAAAAACCAAATTTCGTCACCAACTCTTACTCCGGGGGTCGAGCCGCGTAAATGACGGAAAACCGCGGGCACTTCATACTCGACGACATCTGTAAGGGATGTGATATTACATTCACCGATGGTTAAAGGATACCATTGATACACACACATGGGTTGGTTCCGCCCGGCATCAAACAATACCCAGTTCTTCTCAATACTATTTTGTTTGTGCGGATTTTTGAGAACATTGGAAAAGGTAACCTTTGCGTCATCATTGATAATTCCAGACTCTACTACAATACTGTCGTACGAGAGACCACGATTGGCAGTATACAACAGTTGGTTTTTGAAAGAAAATAAATGCACATCCTCGAGACCGACATAAACATCATTGTCGCGGCCCTGGTTATATTCAAGTAGGGTTGAATCATGGCGGAAGTACTTGGATGGAGAGTGCTGCCGTATTTCTTTGTACCATTCCGCGAGCGACATGGAAAATATTCGATTTTTTGTCACAATTTTCTCCTTTTGTACATATCCGCCTTGTTCGTCGATGCGATAATTTACATAGCGAACATTGAAGACCAACCTGTCATCATGAATGACAATCGAAGGAGTACTCGAAACAAAGTCTGGTTCATCTAAACCCTGGTATTGGAGAACCTGGTAATCCGAGAGTCCCACAATGGGCTCCGCATAAAATTTGTAATTACTCAATACATTGCGGTAAATCCAATCCTCGGTGTTGGGATTATTCAACACCTGCATTGATATTTTACCCAAATCGCATTTTTCCGGATTACAATAATAGCCAATGATGGTCATTTCGTAATCCAGTTTGTAATCGTAAATGGCCTTTTCCAAAAATAAAAAATCTTCCTGAAAATGCTCCCTTCTTACTCGACTTGCAATATAATAAAACTCGTAAGCCAGGTTATTTTTACCGTTGCTGCGATAATATTCAATAATTTCGTACAGGTTCTCAATTCTTTTGGGGAAATAGTTGTAGGCTTCCATCCAGTAATGCACAGCCTCTACCATTTTGTTCAGCATTTTGTAACAGCGACCGATCGACAAATAACTGTGCCATACCTCCTCGACCCATCCACCCAATTCGATGCGGCGCTTGAATGTTTCGATGGATTTTTCGATTTGACCAGAATCACGGTAACTGTTCGCCAAATAAAAAGTATAGCGGTCGTTGTTCGGAATCTTTTCCAAACCTTTGGTCAACAATTCAATGTCGCGAAGAAATTTGTTTTGTTTGCTGCCACCGTCACCGACATCATTGATAAAGATTTCATTGCGTTCAAAATATCCGTAAGTGGTTCCTACGCCGTCGGAGGGAACCTGAACATATTCGTGAGTTACGCCCCAGTACGAAAATCCTGCGCGATTTTTGGCAAAACGCACATTCTTGTAATAAAAAGATTCGGAACCTTGAAACACATAGTGCACGGGATGATCCAACAGTTTTTGTTTGATCATTGGGACATTTTCCGGATCTATCTTTAAAACCATGTCGGCATCCAGTAATAGTAAATAATCGGCATCGAGGTTCTCACAGTATTTCATGGCTACGGTACGATTGTATCCAAAATCTTGAAAAGGTTCGGTAAAAATCGTGCCCGGAATATTCCTTTGTTTGAAATAATTGGTGATTAATTCCACGGTATTGTCCGCACTCCCGGTATCACAAATACAATAATAATCAATTAGAGGAAGCACCGAATCAAATAAACGCGTAATAATATTACTTTCGTTTTTAACAATCATGTTTAGACATACCGAAGGACGCATTATATCTTCCATCGTTCCAATTATTTATTTAGTTTTTGCCATAAAATCTATTATTTATATATAATGACTGCGTGGACATCCTTTATGAAAAGTTTTTATACAAATGAGCGTAACCTCTACAAATCCTGCGCAAGTAGTGGTACTTTGAAAAGGGCCGCCAAAATTTACAAATGTCAAAAAAGAAAGGAGAAAAAAACCGAAAAGAAACACGGAAAAAAGTCCAAAGATTCCTTTACGGTTGTGAACCCCATGTATAAAAAACTTAAATTTAGAAAAACCGTAAAGAAATCTAAAAAATAAACATGCATTATATAATATTTATAAAATATATATTGTATAATGGCGTTTACCAGATTTCATGATGATCCACTTAGAATTCAAAAGCAATTACAAGAAATTACTGGAACCGGAAGATATCAATTAGATCGACCGGGAAACGGACTGAATATGCCATATTTTGAGGACCCACATATCCGTTTGGAGCGATGGGGCGCCAATCTTAGAACGAATACTGTCGATTTAGAAAGTGATTTCCGAGGCATCACCCGAAAATTAACTCACGATTTGGTTGATTATAAATCGAAAACACCCAAAACGACCGTGTTATCATCTTACGGTACGGAAAATGCATTTGTTGACGAATCTAGAGCAACGCATCCTGCTTGGATGTTTAGAGATTTAGAACAATCTCGATTTGATTTTTTGTTACACGATTATCAATCAAAAACCGAAATTCCGTTTGAAAATAACTCAAGTACGAGAATCGCAGAGAAGGATGCTTTTGTCCGTTCAACGCCTCCACGAAGTGTTTGGAATTAGCCGATTCTTGGATTGAATCGAAAAAAACGGAAATAATGTGCAAAATCCCAAAAAAAAAGAATATGATATAGTATAATAATATACTATATAATAATGGAATTCGGTATACCTTTGCTTGCCCTTGGTGGTCTATATGTAATTTCCAATCAATCCAAAAATAAAAAAGATATCAATTCGGTGTCGAACCTTGAAAATTTTGAAAGTAGAAAAAAGGCCGCTACCACATTACCAAATACAGACATTGCCAATAAAAATTATCCGGAAGAGTACCCAATTTTATCTTCAGATATGGACATAACATCCAAATTGTCTACGGTGAACAAATTTGATTCTTCGGGAGTTTACACCGATAAGTACTTTCACCCCCAAAATAATACCAAGGCGGTGAACACTTTTGCGCCATTGAATGAGAATTCGGTCTATAATTCGTCTGCGAAATATATGTCTCTTACTGGTGAAGAAGTAACTCAAGATTATTTTCAGCACAATAATATGGTTCCCTATTTTGGTGGACACATCCGTTCTCGAAATGTGAATGCAAATGCCAATGAATCTATTTTAGACAATTACTCGGGTACGGGTTCACAAACTATCATCAAGAGGGAACAAGCTCCCCTTTTTGCCCCGGGCGAAAATTATCAATGGACGAATGGTATGCCCAATACGACCGATTTTGAAAGATCGAGAATGAATCCTAGTACGAAAATGTCCAATGTGAACCCCTTTCAAGAAGAGCGCGTTGGACCTGGTTTGGGATTGGGTGCCACGAACAATGGTATGGGTGGATTTAATTCTGGCATGTTGGCGCGTGATTTGTGGCAAGAGAAGACGGTGGATGAATTGCGCGTTTTGACCAACCCCAAATCCAGTGGTACTGTAGCACTTGGATACGAAGGTCCCGCGATCAGCCGTGTTACCGCCCGAGGTAATTTGGGCATCCAAGAGAAGAATCGTGTTGATGGATCTTTTCAGATGGGACCCGAAAGATATCTTACCACTACCGGAATCGAGAAGGCGAGTACCGTACGACCGAATATCGTTGAAAAAAATATGGCGAGACCCTTTACTTCAGTTGAATATCAGGGTGCGGCGGGAAGTTCTTCACAAAGTCAATACATGACGGGTGAGTACATGCCTAGTACGCACATTGATCTGGCTTCGTATCCTCTTGCGGTGGCAAACGCGGCCGGAAAAAACAATGCGAGTACCTACGATTTTGGGGCCAACTCTACCAAGGCTTATCCTAACAATCGCTCGATAAGCAAATCCGACGATTATTATGGTGCGATCGGTGGTGCGTTCGGCGCTGCCGTTGCGCCACTTTTGGATGCGCTGCGCCCTTCGCGCAAAGAGAATGCTATTGGTACTTTGCGTCCTTACGAAAATGCGAAACCCACGGTCACTGCTCCGTACATTTATGATCCCAACGATAAACCCGCGCCAACGATTCGCGATACCACCATGCGCGACGAAGTTTACACGCAAATAAATGGTAACCAACGCGGTGGTGCCTACGAGGTTACGGACCACCAACCCTTTGTTCAGTATCGTGATACGACCAATGTACCCTATGTCGGCAATTCCAGCGCCGGAGAGCGTTATCGTGTGTTGCGTTCGTACGATGCTGAATACAACCAACGCAATAACGATTTGAAATCATCTACGATCCAAGGACGCATGCAGCAGGGTAACATGAATTTGTTCAACAGTGATATCACCATGTCGGCGAAGAACAAGGAGGCATATTTGAAAAATAATCGTGAATTGAACATAGATGGACCCAAAAATAGCGGGTCGCTGTATAATTTTGGTTCGATACAATCACAACCAACCGCACTCTATGACGGTATTCAATTAGATCGTAACAATGGTGATGTATTGTCTTCTTTGCAGGGCAATCCTTACATTGTACCTTATCGTTCAAAATAATATTGCTATGAAACTGCGTTAAATATAATTTATATTTATATGAATAAATATAAATGACAACCGTCGACCTTTACAATGATAAAAATTTGGGTGATAATATTTTTTCTATGATTTATTTCTACAATATCAAAAATTACATCGAAGAACATAATATTACCATTAATTATTATTGTAAGCCCGAATATCATCAACAAATATCAGAGTTCAAGTGTTCCGACAACATTGTTTTATTTGATTTAGAAAACAAGCAGGGTACGCATATTTGGATAGCAAATACGGATCTATCGGTGAATCTTGCCAATTTTGAACACGGTGGTAAATTAGATACCCTGTTGCTCGCCTTTTATAATAATATATCTAATTTATTGAATATTGATGTTACAATGATGAATTTTTGTTACCACGACCCTGAATTATTGGAGAGATACGAAAGACTACCTGAAAAATATCATAATCTAGATATTTTGATTGTAAACTCACTCGCAAACTCCGGCCAATACGCGGTGGACGATGACATCTGGAATCCTTATATTCACAAATTAAACGATAAATACAAGATTGCTGTCACGCGAAACATTGGTGGAACGATATCTTGTACGATGGACGATAATTTAACGGTAAAAGATATAGCGGCCATTTCTACGCAAGCCAAAATTATTATATCGGTGAATACCGGGGTTATTACCGGACTATACAACAGCTACACATTGAATAGGGTAAATAAAATTTTTGTGTTTGATGACAATTGGTCCTACAGTCATGCCAAATTTCAGAATAAACAACAGATTACCGATATTACCATGGATGAGATAGATGCCCTTTTGAATCCCAAACACTATTTTTTCGATTTGGACAACACACTCTGTAAAACCACCAACAGTGATTACGAAAACTCTCAGCCAATACAGAGTAGAATTGATTTTTTGAACAATTTGAAATCACATGGTCACAAGGTTACTGTTTGGACAGCGCGAGGAGCAAACAGTGGCATCGATCACACCGATCTTACGGTAAAACAGTTGAATGAATGGAATATCAAATGTGATAATCTGTTGTTGGGCAAGCCGGCATATGATGTGTATTATGACGATAAATCTTTCAACATCGAAAATACATTACCCTCGCCAGAAATTCATGCCCCACCGTCCAGCAAAAAAATGGAACCAACCATCGTCGAAAAGGGATGGGGTAAAGAAATTATTATTGCCAACAATGACGAATATTGTGGTAAAATTTTATGCTTCAATGCGGGTAAGCGGTTTTCGATGCATTATCATGCCAAAAAGAAGGAAACCTGGTATGTTTCAAAAGGCAAATTTATACTGTTGTGGATCGATCTCAAGAGTGGTACCGAATATTCCGAGTACCTGAATGTTGGAGATGTATTGACAAACGAAAGGGGAGAACCACACCAACTCATTGCTCTGGAAGCGGGCGAAATTTTCGAGGTTTCAACGCCTCATTTTGATGACGATAGTTATCGTATTAGGAAAGGTGACTAGACGAATCTTTGGAAACCCTTTGGACCCGAGAAGACTGTAGTAACTCCGGAAAAAGCGTGCTTTTGGAGGAGTTAGACATATAATGATAGATACCTTCTACGATATTGTATTTACAGATAAATTCTAACTGAGATTTGGTCTCGGTCATGTCGGCCAATGTGTTGTTTTGAAAAAAATCGTATTTATTTTTGATGTACACCAATTTTGTATCGTTCCTGAAGTAAGAATAAATGATTTTGTATATTTCGTTAAATGAAACGGATACACCGTGGCCACAATTGAATATTCCCGTGATATTTTTCATTCCTGCCAACAGATTGCACCGAACGACATCTTTCACATAAACAAAATCCCTTTTTTGTTCTCCGAATTCGAATAATTCCACATCTTTACCTTCACGAATTTTATCCATCATTTGTTTTACCATGGACCTCATGTTGTTTTTGTGGTCTTCGCCTGGTCCGTAAACATTGAAATATCGCAACCCGGTAATAGAAATATCGCCCTGATAATTTTGTACATACTTATCCATGGCCATTTTTGATTCGCCGTAAATATTCAGGGGACTTTCGTCGGTCCCCACTCTATTGGGGAATGCCGAATTTCCGTAAACGGCTGCCGAAGATGCGTAGATCAATCGGGCATGTTTTTTCTCACAAATATTGGTCAAATGAACAAAGGCCCGAAAATTCGTGGACATCATATTGTCGGTATCCGTGCAGGTGGTATCGACATTCGCCGCTTCGTGAAAACAGACATCAAAATCGATTTCGTCCAGTTTGCTAACATCATGAAGTAAATCCCCCTGTATATATGTTATTTTGTTGTAATTATAAGGGGTCCTTTTAATCGTTCGATCAAACACGGTAATTTTGGCAACATCGTAATCAAGCAGACCTTCTACAATGTTGCTTCCGATGAATCCCGTACCACCAGTGACCAAAATCCTTTTATCCCTGTAAAATTCGTA